TACAGTACGAGCAAACGCAATCTTAGACGCTAGTGGTGGCAATACCGCTACTATAAATAGCATGACCCCTACTGCGGATAGTTTGCAGGGCTTCCGCAACCGCATCATCAATGGCGCGATGGTGATTGACCAGCGTAATGCGGGGGCTAGTGTTACAAACTCTGCAAGTCGCACCTACATTACAGACAGATTTTGTATTCTTGGTGTGTCAAGTGGTAAATTCTCGGCCCAGCAAAATGCAGGGGCTGTTACTCCTCCTTCTGGATTTACGAATTACCTTGGCATTACATCGCTTGCAGCAACATCCGCTGGAGCGTCTGACTATTACACCATTCAGCACCGAGTCGAAGGTTATAACGTTGCCGATCTTGGATTTGGCACGGCAAACGCGCAAACAGTCACGCTTTCATTCTGGGTACGCTCAAGCCTTACTGGAACGTTTGGGGCGGTTATTCAAAACAGTGCGGCAGACAGGTCTTATCCTTTTACATTTACTATTTCAGCGGCAAACACATGGGAGCAAAAGACTGTCACGATTGCTGGAGATACTAGTGGAACTTGGCTAAAAGATAACGGTATTGGAATTAACTTAAACATTGACCTTGGAAGTGGGTCTTCATTCCGTGGAACCGCTGGTTCTTGGTCAGCTTCTAACCTGATCGGAGTTACTGGCGCAGTCAGCGTAGTCGGCACCAACGGAGCAACTTTCTACATCACAGGCGTTCAACTCGAAGTAGGCTCTGTTGCTACACCGTTTGAGCGCATAGATTATGGGCGTGAGTTGATAATGTGTCAGCGGTATTACTACAAAACATTCGGTCAAGAAATAGCACCAGTAAATGGTGCTCAGTATACTAATGGAATTGGTGTTCCTGCAATTGGAACTGCCTACACAACGTCGGCTATTAGAAGTCAAACTATATTTCCACAGCCGATGAGGGCAACACCAACAATAACCTATTTCAATTCAAATGTTGCTGGCTCTCCAACTGCTAATAGATGGTTTATTTACATTGCGTCAACAGCAACTTGGACTAACGGTACAGCTATTTCTAATGGTGAAGTATCTACGCTTTATGTTTCACCAAACCTCGACCTTTCTGGTTTAACGATAGGTTATTCCTATTTAGTGTCTGGATTTTTAACAGCTTCTGCGGAGTTATGATTATGTATAAATTAATAAAAAACTCACTTACTAATCAAATAACAAATGTTGTTCGTTTATCTGACAATGCAAACATCCCCTTCGACCCCGCCAACACAGACTACGCAGAGTTTAAGAAGGCAGTCACGGCTGGCGCAGAACTGCAAGACGCTGATGGCAATGTGATGACTGCCCAAGCGGCTAAAGCCTTTATTGGAACCCTGCCCTAATCATGGAGGAGTCTGTGGAAACTCGATTGGCCGTTCACGAAGCGGTTTGCGCTCAGAGGTATGAACATATTTCCCATCAATTAAAGGATGGGGACAAGCGTATGAGCAAGATTGAATATCTACTCTACGCAACGATTTTTGCGGTGTTATTTGGCCCTGGCGTTGCCGCTGAGTTTATTAAGAAGTTATTTGGTCTGTAAAAATGTCTACGGAGCTTGCTCATGTCGAACTTACCGGACCCTACCGATCCGGCGGCATCCGCAAGAGCCGCCCTTGGGGGTATCAAAGAAGCCATCAAAGTTGGTCGGGAGATCAAGGAGACCGGCAAGGAGGTTAGTAACTTTCTCGATGAGGAAGCCAAGGCTAGGATTGCGTGGAAAAAGAAGCAGTTACAGTTACAAAGGCGCGGTGATTTAGTTTTCGTTGATGCCGCCAAGGAGTACCGTGAAGTCAGAAAGATCCGTGCCGCCGAAGAGGGTATGTACGATGACATGGAGCGGGAGTTTGGCAAGCCAGCGGTAACGGAGGTTAAGGCTTTAATTAGCCAAATGCGTAAGGAAAGAAAGATGCTTGACTATGAGTTCCAACGGGCAAGGCATGAAGAGCGTCTGATTTGGATAATCATCTTTACGGTTGCGGCGGTGTTTTACGGGATTCTTAAAGCAACGGGGGCATGGTGACTGAGAAGCTAAACGCTAATGACACGCTCTCTAAGGTGTTGGCGTATGTGGACTCGCCCTTTAAGTTGTTTGCCTTGATCCTAATGGCGGTCTTGGCCTTTGGTGGTTGGGTGGTTTACGACAACAAAGACCTAATCGTAGGCACCTATAAAGAACACCAGAAGTTGCCGGACATTGTTGAAGACCGGGTTGAGGATGCCGTAGCCCACTTATTTAAGACCACGGGTGCGACTACCGTGGCGGTGTTTAAGGTTAACCCCCTACTTGGAACGCGGGTGCAGTATCGGGCGTATACCAAGGAGGGTAGGGACAAAACAAATGACGGGCTAGATGTCGGACTCTTTACCGCCAACCAGGGCAACAACCAGGATGTAGTGGCGCTGATGGCAGGAACGATTCCTTGCGGGGAATACAAGGCGGCGCAGTCAGAGATTGGTTTGTGGTACATCGAGAAGGGTATGCGGTTTGGGTGCAGGATTAGTGTCCCGCCTGAGCCAAGTAGGTTTGTAGGACAGATCACCGTGGGTTGGGCTACCCCTCCCGCTGATTTAGACCAAACCAAGGCGATGCTCAATATCGCCGCAACCATGCTTTCAAGGAGCAAGAAATGATTGGTTTAGATACCATCCTGAAGATTGGCGAGAAGGTCTTAGACCGCGTACTGCCTGACCCTGCGGCAAAAGCTGAAGCCCAAACCAAACTCTTAGAATTAGCCCAAAAGGGTGAGTTAGCCCACCTAGAGGCCGATGTCAAAAGGATGGAGATTGAGGCCAAAGACCGGGACTCAGCTCGCGGTCGTGAGGCTGAGATGGCAAAAGCCGATGTCCACCCAATCACCAAGAACATCAACTCAATCCTAAGCCTAGGGGTCATTACCCTATCGTTTGTCCTTTTTGCAATCTTGATCTTTATTGAGGTCAAGCCGGCCGCCAAGGACATCCTGATCTACATCTTAGGAGTTTTGTCGGCGGCAGTAACCCAAATCCTCTCCTATTACTTTGGTTCGTCGGCTGGTTCCAAAGAAAAGAGCAAGCAACTAGATGAGATTTTGGAAAAGAAATGAACCCAACTGATAAATTATCGGAGAACTTTACTTATGAAGAACTTACTCGCTCGGATACGGCAGTTCGCCTTGGCGTTGAAAACACGCCTAATGGCGCTGAAATCGAAAACCTCAAACGCCTTGCCGGCCTCCTCCAAGAGGTCAAAAAAGCGATAGGCGGCAAAGCCGTGATGATCAATAGCGCCTACCGCTCAAAAGCAGTAAATGATGCGGTCGGTTCAAAAGATTCGTCGCAGCACCGGCTTGGCTGTGCGGCTGACCTCAGAGTTCCGGGGATGACACCACGGGAGGTGGTAGAAGCCTGCATGGCCTCCAAAGTAGCCTTTGATCAGATTATTCTAGAGTTTGACTCTTGGACTCATATTTCGGTGCCAAACGCACCTGAGATGCAGCCTCGCGGACAAGCCCTGATAATTGACAAAAGCGGAACAAGGAGCTTCTCATGAGTGAAGTTTGGGAAAAAGAGCGCCCCAAAGGGCTAGGAAAGCCATCGAAACTTAGCCCCAACCAAAAGCGGGCGGCCAAGGCTTTTGCTAAAAAAACCGGCACAAAGTATCCCTCCTTGGTGGCCAATATGGCTGGAGCCAAGGCTAAGAAAGGGAAGTGGTAATGACCGTTGCGGCCGTAATGACCTACGACTCCTTGGTGGATGATATTTCCACCTATTTAGAGCGAACCGATCAGGCCACCCTAGATAAGATCCCCACCTTTATCATGCTCGCTGAGCAGGTCTTGGCCGCAGAGATCAAGTTCTTGGGCAACCTTACGGTTCAGCAAAGCACTATGGTGGCTTCCCAAGCGGTCATCGATAAGCCCGCCAGATGGCACAAAACCGTGTCTATGAATGTGGTCGTGGCCGGAGAGCGCCGCCCCGTATTACTTCGTAAATATGAGTACTTGAGGGAATATTGGCCTGATCCTACGGATACGGATGTCCCCAAGTTCTACTGTGACTATGACTATACCCATTGGTTGGTAGCCCCAACTCCGGCTTCGGCGTACAACTTTGAGGTTCTGTACTACGAGCGGCTCCAACCCCTAGATTCCTCAAATCAGACCAATTGGTTCACGATTTATGCTCCCCAAGCCATGCTTTACGGGAGCCTTTTGCAGGCCATGCCTTTCCTTAAAAACGATGAGCGCATTCCGATGTGGCAGGGTCAGTACGACAAGATTGTCAATGTCTTGAAGACTGAAGACCTCATACGGATTGCGGATCGTCAAGCCACCGTATTGGATTCATAATGAGCTATAACTCGCCTTTTACCGGTAATGTGGTTCAGCCGACCGATGTCGCCTATCGGGCGATAACCCTGTCTGCCAACCTTCAGCTTGAGTGGCCAATCAACGGCAATGCGACCGATGACTATGCCGCTAGGATTATGGAAGTCACGGCTACGGCGGCCGGCCTGCGCTTGGATATGCCGCCTGCCAATCAGGCTTCGGTGGGTAACGATGCCCTGATCCGAAATGTAGGGGCAAATACCTTCACGGTGGCTGACTTTGATGGGAACACCATTGTTGCCATAGCCGCCGGAGAAGCCAAATACATCTATATTGAGACCAACCCCAACACGGCGGGAACCTGGGGGGTCATTGCTTTCGGTGTCGGCACATCCAATGTGGATGCCTCCACCCTTGCCGGATACGGCCTTTTGGCAAGCGGCAACACCCTAAATCAGTCTCATCCGGTTATTTCAATTAATAGTAATTACACGGTAGTAGACACAGATCGAGCTCAAACCTTGGTTTGGACAGGGGGCACGGGGACTTTTACCCTGACCTCTTCCCTTACTCTTGGGGACAATTGGTTCACGGTAATCCGAAATGGCGGTACAGGAACCCTATCCCTGACCCCTCCCGGCGGCGAATTGGTTGATGGTAACGCCTCTTTAAACCTACAACCTTCGGATTCTTGCTTTTTGATTTGTTCAGGGTCTGGGTTCTTTACGGTGGGTATTGGTAGAGGAGCGGAATTTAACTTTACCCAGCTTACCAAGGCGGTAACGACCGGAACCTACACCTTGACCCCGTCGGAAGCCTCCAATGTGATCCAAAAGTACACGGGCACATTGACCGGCAATGTCACGATTGAAGTGCCTCAGACCATTCAGGTTTATTACATAACCAACCAAACCGATGGCACGGCATCAAATTTTGACATCACCCTGACCACCGGATTGCCAGGAGCCGGGGCGGCGGTCGTTCCCGCTGGCCAACAGGTTATTCTTCTTTGCGACTCAGTCAATCTTCTAAACGCTTCGACCATTTTGGCCGGTACGGTGACCCTGTCGATCACGGATGGAACGGTTGGATCTCCATCCCTATCCTTTTCCTCAGAGCCTACTACGGGCATTTATAGACCCGCTACAGGGCAGTTTGGAATTACGGTTCAGGGAACCCAAAGGTTTAGGGCAACCTCCTCAGGGATCGTTGTCACGGGAACCGGGACATTTAGCGGCGGTGTGCTTGGCGGAACATTCTAATGACGCAAAAGGTATTCGCCCTCGATACTCTTGCCGGTATCCAGCGGGATGGTACGGTATTCGATAAGCAGTACTACAACGATGGCCGTTGGGTAAGGTTTCAGCGTGGCCGACCTCGTAAAGTCGGGGGCTATCGGGTTATCGCCAATGAACTTTTGGGGCCATCTAGGGGCGTTTGGGTCAACCCCCAAAACGGCTTTAACTTTGTCTTTTCCGGTTATTCAAGCGGCCTTCAAGAGCTCATCATCGATGACAACGGGGTGGGTGCCGGAGTAAACAACTTCACCCTTTCTAACTTTACGGCTACATCAACTAACCTTTGGCAGTTCGATGGCTTCTACGATGTTGCCGGAGCGGGGGTAAATTCTCTGCTTGCCCACCCAGGCCAAAACCTTGGGGCAATCGACAACACAACTAATAGCCCGGTTTTGATTGGAGACATTAACGGCACGACAATGAGTCAAATAGGTGTTTTTACTGACTCAGTTACAACCTCAACTGGCACCCCAAACCTGACCTTGGCTGCGGCCAACACTCTAATTGGTGCCGGCCAAACGATCACAGGGGCTGGAATTCCGGCTTCAACCACCGTGGTTTCGGTCTCTGGAACGGCGGTTGTAATTTCAAACAATGCATCCGCATCGGCAACGGTGACCGCAACCTTTAATAACAATGTGACCGTATCTGGCGGGGTGGTATCCCTTCACCCTTATGTATTTGTATATGGTAACAATGGCCTGATCAGGAACTGCTCAGCGGGTAATGCCCAAGATTGGGTGTCTGCCGATGCCAACGAGACCAATGTGGCCACCGGAAAGATCATCCAAGGACTACCTGTTCGGGGTGGTTCAAACGCCCCATCAGGGCTTTTTTGGTCGCTAGACTCGCTAGTCAGGGTGTCCTACAACCCCCAATCCTTGGGTGTAGCTGGCACCGGAAACTTTGCTCCGCCCACATTTTGGCGGTACGACATCATCTCGTCTCAGTCATCAATTCTGTCTTCCCAATCCGCTATTGAATACGATGGGGTCTACTATTGGTGCGGAACGGATCGGTTTTTGCTCTATAACGGGGTGGTGAAAGAGATACCCAATCAGATGAACCAAAACTGGTTTTTTGACAATCTGAACTATTCCCAAAGGCAAAAGGTATGGGTAACCAAGGTTCCTCGATTTGGCGAGGTGTGGTGGTTCTACCCCCGCGGTAACTCAACTGAGTGTAACGATGCGATTATTTACAACATTAGGGAAAACACTTGGTATGACGCTGGCGAGGCTATAGGAGCAAGAAGGTCGGCGGGGTACTTCTCTCAGGTCTTCGCCTTTCCGATTCAGGCCGATTGGGATGTTCTGCCCCAAGAAACACGCCTGACTGCTTCGTTTTCTTACACAAACGGTTTGGATAAGTTGACCACCGATACCTATTACGGATCGCTACGGGTCAACGATGTGGTTGAGGGGTTGGATATACCCAATAACACAACGATTACGGCTATCCAATCAAGCGGTATAGAGACCATAGGAGCGATTACGCCGGGGTCTGGGTATGTCGATGCCGTCTACACTAATGTCCCCCTCACAGGAGGCTCAGGAGCGGGCGCTACGGCCAATATAACAGTCTCCGGGGGTGCGGTTACCGCCGTTACGATATTTGATCCGGGTGCGGGTTATGAGGTCGGAGACTCTCTTTCTGCAAGCAATACAAACCTTGGGGGTAGCGGATCGGGATTTGCGGTTCCGGTGACTAACCTTTGGGTGATTGTCATTACCTTGTCTAACCCTCCGGTAGCCACGGCAACCGGGGATATTACTTTTAAGACTCCGGAAAACCGGATTGATATTTACCAGCACGAAGTCGGGGTGGATGCCATCAACGGCCAAAATGTGGTTGCCATTGAGTCTTACTTTGAGACCTCAGACTTGGGTTGGGTGGCCGGTGGCCCATCGCAACCAACCATGGAAGGGGCAAACCGTTGGATCAGGCTTGAGCGGGTAGAGCCGGACTTCGTTCAAAACGGCCAAATGAGCCTAATAGTGACCGGAAGGCCATACGCCCAAATCGCTGACCAAGACTCCTCGCCGTTCTTTTTTGACCCAACCACCGGCAAGATTGATATGAAAGAGCAGCGCCGGGAGCTCAGGCTCAAGTTCACCTCCAATGTGGTCGGAGGTAACTATCAACTTGGTCGAGTAATTCTCAACGCAGATATTGGTGATGTCCGAGGCTACTCATGACGATCTCTGCCCAAGCGGGGCAACCCCTAATCTATGACCCACGGTTCCATACCTTTGAATCTTGGGCGGCCTTGATGTGCGAGCAATATACGGCTCAACAATTGGAAATACCCACCCAGCTCACCGATTGGAAGTTGTGGGGCAACGGCCTAAAGGCTATCGATATCTTTACTAATGAAGCAATTCCATCGACCGACAACTATGACAATTGGTTTGATTGGGCGGCGGCTTTGTTGGCTTCGGTGAACCCAGGGGCGGTCTCATGAAGTATTGGTGCGAAAACAATCCTGTAAGAACGCACTTCTATGATGGATGGAGCATCCTGTTCCCGGCTTGGGAAAAAGCATTTGTTTATGTTGCCTCGCACTATAAAGAAAAAGTTAGCGATGAGGACTTAAAAGTCCGGATCGACCAGTTCTGTAAACAAGAGTTAGCCCATGCCAACGCCCATCAGGCACATAACAAGGCTCATGACCTAGGCAACATGGAGGCACGGGAGTTGAGAAAGGCTCGGTTGGTCTTTCGCCGGCCAAACCATCAAATGTGGTTGGCCACTATGGTGTCGATTGAGCATATGGCCGCCTGCGGTGCTAGAACCTTTTTAAAGCGGTATGAGAACCAAGCAAGTAAAGAATTAAATCTGTACAAGTGGCATTGTAGGGAAGAGTTGGAGCATAAAAGTCTAGCCATGGATCTGTGGATTCATTTTGGCAATTCCCGCTATACCCTCAAAAAAGTAGCCGCCTTGAATATGTTCTATGTTCTGAATTCGGTTCTCAAGTACACGATTACAAAATGCAAAGAAGATGGCGTTTTGTGGAAACTGTCAACAATAAAGTCGTTTGTGGGTCTTGGCTTGGAGTTGATTTTCAAGTCTTGGATTCCTTACACAGAAATCTTTCAAAAGAATTTTCATCCCAATAATCACGATGACTCTAAATGGGTGGCGGCATGACGGAAGAGAAGTCATATCGTAAAGCGTTTGGATCGATGAGCGTAGATGACATCCTACGCACCGATTGGGAAAAGAACTATAAAGACAAAGGCATATCTCTAGAGGTTGCTAGGGCATCTTTTAAGGTTCAGATAGATACTGGATCGTTAGTCTTTAGAATGGGAAACACGCTTATTCTTTTTGTCCCTGAAGATGACTTTCAAGTAATTAAATTTCACACAATCACGGCAAATGGATTAGAAGAGTTTTTTTCTATTGTTTCAAAGTTTTTAATTTCTGCCAATAAAACAAGAGGTGTGGAGATTGCGTACACTTATTTAAACGATAAGACTATTTACGATGTCATTAAAAAAGGGTATGGCTCATACATGATGTTAGAGCCAAACGATGATGACCCATCAAAAGGAAAATATAAACTTATTATTGAAATTGGTTCTTTAGTCAGAGAAATGGAAAATCGGGGAAAGGAACCAAATGGGTTGGGTTGAAGATAAAGTTGAAGACCTCGGTGATGCAGTAGAAGATGCCGTTGAATGGGTCGGAGATGAAATTGTCGATCCGGTGGTTGACTTTGCCGGGGACATGATTGATGCGGCTCTCGATAACCCGATAAAAACAATCGCCCAGATTGCGGCCATAGCAACCCAACAGTATTGGCTACTTCCTTATATTGAAGGAGCGGATGTCGCCGCTAAAGGTGGTGATATTGAAGATGTGGCTAAGGCGGTCGTAATTGCAGTTGTTGCCCAAGAAGCCGGGGCACGGGTTGGCCAAGCGGTTGCAGCCAATACAACAAATGCTGCCACGGCGATGAATTATGGCGTAAATGCAGGATCACAACAGGCCGCTATGCTTGCCGCCCAAGAAGCCGGTATGCAGACCGCCTCACAGATTGCGGGAAATATCGCTGGTTCAGCGGCCGGTTCTGCCGCATCCGCAATTGTTACCGGACAAGACCCTGTTAAGGCAATGATCACAGGTGGGGTGAAGGCCGCCGTTCCTGCCGTATTGGGACAGGTTGATGGATTCCGGGACTTATCTCCAACCACCCAAAAGATTATTGAAACCGCAGTTAAAACTCAACTTGCCGGGGGTGATGTTGGGGCGGCGGTTATTCGTTCAGCACTAGATCCAAATGGAACTCTTTCAAAGAGTCAACAAGCTATTCTTGCCGATGTTGTGACCGCAGCTTCCGTGGCGGCATTTACAGGCGGAAATGTTAATGCGGCCATTCAAAAAGAACTATTCAACGCAGGTTCCAAAGCTCTTGGCGATGCGGCAACGGCTAAAGTTAAAGAATTAACAACCAAGACCCAACAAACATCTGAACGGATGGCTTCGGTTGCAACGCAGGTTTCAGAAAATGAATCCAAACAAAATGAAGTAATTAATCAGTACAACATAGTCAGGGATCAATTAAGCGTAAGACTAGAAAAACAAAATGAATTAAAAAAGGTAATGGAGAGCAATAGCGAAACAGCAAATTTTTATGTCAAAGAATATAACTCTGGAAATCTTCAAAAAGATGTTGTTGAAAGTTGGATAGCAACAGCTAATCGGTCAATTGAAGAATACAACTCTTATGTCACTTCACTTAATAGCGACTATGAAAATGTATTTAAACCTGACTTGGATAAGTACGAATCTGAACTTAACGCTTTAAAAATACCTCATGATCAATTAGTTACTGACTTTCAAAAAGAGCAAGCAAGCATAAAAGAATTAGCATTAGAACTAGGCAAAGAAGTTGAAGTCTTAGAAAACGGCGTTAAAAAGTCGTTTGTTGGGGTTATGGATACAAACTTCAATCCTGATGAATACCGCAAGATTAATGGATTGGATGCAAGTGTTGACCCCTACAATCATTGGCTTTCAACTGGTCAGTACGAAAAACTTCCAACAAATTACAAGGCGGCAGAATCTTCCGTAGTGGAGCAACAAGCCCGCTTATTGTCTGAGGCATTAGAGGCTCGAGACTTAAAACTTAC